AGAGGAAGTTTTGAAGGGCTTGAAGGAAGGTATATCAGGCCAGCATAAAGAGATACAAAAGATATTTGACAAGAAACGTGGTAAAGTAAATTAAGAGTTTCTTTATTTTACTATAAGCGAGAAAAGTAAAACAAACCTTTCTTTTAGAGGTATCAGGCAGCTGGAGATAGTCAAGGAACTATCAGGCAACGCCAGAGATGCCAGGAAGAGGTATAAAATATGAGGAAGGTGAATTAAATTGACAAAAGAAGAATTAACTGAACTGATAAAAACTTCAGTTACAGAAGCGACCAAAGACCTCACAGAGAAAAATAAGACGTTCATTGAGGATATGGAAAAACGAATGGACGACTTATCCAAACCAGCACCGGATGCTAAGACTCCTACTCCCGAAGAGAAGAAAGAGCAGGCAGAGGCAGACAGCAAGTCCTGGAAATCCATTGCTGAGTTCGCTCATTGTGTAGCGATAGCAGGTAAGACGCATGAAAGGGTTGTTGACAAGAGGCTTGTTCTTGATGCTGAGACTAAAGCAACTGACCTTCAAGTAGGCGATTCGGAGTACGGGGGTTATTTAGTTCCCACCGAATACCGCAGAGAATTACTCAAAGTCGCGGTCGAAAAATCCGAGATAATGAACCGAACCGTCAAGGTACCTATGGGTACTAATGCAATTCAGTTCCCATATCTTAGCGGATTTGACCGTTCTGGCGGAGTAATACACGGTGGAGTAGAGTTCGAGTGGTTGGATGAGGCAGGCGACAAGACCCAGAAGGATGTCAAGTTCGGCAAGATAGAGTTGCGCTTGAAGAAATGCGCAGCCTATATCAAAGCAACCGACGAGATCCTGGAGGACTCCTGGGTATCAATGGAACCCTTATTGAGAGAAGCCTTCACTGACGGACTCTCATTCACACTAGACAATGTATTCCTGAATGGTGATGGAGCAGGCAAGCCTATGGGTATCCTAAATGCCCCTTGTCTTGTCAGTGTGGAGATAGAGACAGGACAGGATGCTAAGACTATTCTTTTTGAGAATATAGTCAAAATGTATGCCAGACTATGGCGCAAGGGACAGGGTATCTGGTTCGCTAACCATGATGTGTTCAAGCAGTTAGCGGTAATGGCCTATCCAGTAGGAACAGGCGGAGTGCCAGTATATCTGCCAGCAGGAGCGGCTTCGGGCAAGCCTTATAATACTCTTATGGGGCTTCCTATAGTATGGACTGAGCACTGCCAAACTTTGGGTACAAAAGGTGACATTTACCTTACAGATTGGTCGCAATATCTAGTTGGACAGAAAACGGGAGCAGGTGCAGGTCTAAAATTCGATACCAGTGTCCATTTGTATTTCCTCTCAGACAAGACTGTATTCAGATTTGTATATCGGATAGATGGGCAACCCTGGTGGCCAACGTATTTGACACCAAGATATTCATCGGACACTTTGAGCCCGTTTGTTAGTTTAGATGTAAGAAGTTAATCGGGATAGCTGCCGTCAGGATTTGGAGATTCGATAGGAAAAATTGACCTGGCGGCGTGACGGGAATTGAATAGGTAAATAAAAATAAGAGGATGGTGAAGTAAGATGCAAAATTTAGACCAAGAGTTAAGGGTTGATAATTTGGTGACCCCGCAGGACGTTGCTACTTCCGGAACTGTGAATACTAATAGTAGCATGTTCCGCTCAATGGCGAAATATCGCAAGGGTTTAGCGGTTGTTACTGCTCATCTTGGCGATGGAAAGACTGCTGTGGCTACGCTGAAATCCGCTGACGATGCGGATGGAACCAGTTCAGGCAGCATATCTACAAAGACTTGCACCTTGACGGGAACGAGTGCAGCTCCAGAACAGGTAGGGACTATAGAATTTGACGTAAATGACCTGATTGCCAATGATGAGAGCGAATATTTCGTCGGATGTAGTGTTGTCACCGATTATAATGGGGACGATGTGAGCGTGGTATTGATAAGAGGAGCGGCAAGGTGGTATCAGGGGAGTTCAATGCCTGCGTAAGGAGTAAAAGTTGAAAATCAAACTTTTGCGTAAATGGATGGGATTTCCCAGAAGGACTATTCTGGGGAATTTATCGGACAGGGCGTGCCAGGACTTAATAGAAAGGAAGACGGCAAAAGCCTACAAAGAGAAGGAAAAATGTACGTCAGACTAAGGACGGAATGGAACTCTTACTGGAAGGATTCAATTCTTGATATTCCCGATGAGGAGGCAAGAGACCTTATCAGGCAGAGGATAGCCATTCCTGCTAAAAAGGATGATTGTATGAGAACTATCGGGCGAGTTCCCAGGGATAAATCTCTCTGGGAGCCGCCAAAAAATAAGATGGTGTCACAAGCACCAAAGAAAAAAGAAAAGAAAAAGAAGCGGAACCACCGCTTAGTTAGAGCGCCACTGGGGCGCATGGAAAACAAGGAGATGATATAAATGCCAGTAACAAACGTAAGAAGTCATTGGAGTAGCGGAGACTTAATATTTCACGAGGCACTCTCGGCTAGACCTGCTGCTCTGTATAATATATTGACTATAGGAGATGATGCGGTAACAGTAGGTAGTGCCACCAATGACATAGACTTTAAAGTATTCTTGGGTTCTACCAATTACATGCTTTGTGATGTTGGGAATGCCCGACAATACCTTTATGCAAGCTCTGCATCTACTAGCCCTTCTGTAAGTGTTGAGCCATTTTTAATGGAAAGCACTATGGCAGGGATAGGTGGAGTTGGGGGTCGTGCAAGATTTTATATGACTACCAATGTTGCATTGGGAGGCTGGTCAAATGCCTTGAAAGCTGAGGTGACATATGGAGCTAGCGGTAGGACGAATGGATTGGGTTCTGCCTTCTGTGCGGAGATGACGTTATCCGCTGGAACTACTCAAGGAAACTATGCACCATTAGAACTGGAATTGTCTGCGGCTACTGGTGCAAGTCTTGGAACTGCCACATCGTTTATTTACTGCAACGGAGGAGGAACTGGGGTTGCATCTACTATAGATACTACTGGAAATTTCCTTACGCTTGGAACTAATCTAACCGTTGGTAGTGGGAAATTCATTGACACTGATATAAGTTCGGTAACTGGTTATGCTGGTTTAAGGGTTTACATTCCCACAGTTGGAATCAGATATTTGGCTTTGATTAGTGCCTAAACTTCAGGGCTTAGGGGCTGGGCCTTTAACCAGCCCCGCAAAGAAAAAGGAGAAATAAGTGAAGCTACAATTAGGGGAATTAAGACCGATAATAGACACATTACCGAAAGTGATTGAGGAGAAGCTGCCCGTCAAGACATCCTACTGGCTATCTAGGGCGCTTGTGGACATTATGAAGGAGTTCCAGGTGTTCGAGGAAACCAGGAAAAAGCTGATAGAGGACAAATACGGGAAGAGATACACGAAGGATAAGAAGGACAAGAAGGGAAATATAATCGAGAAGAAAGGGGATTTGATTATAGAGAATGGGGTATATGTGATGACAGACCAGGAGGGATTCGAGAAGGAATTCACGGAGCTGGCAAAGCAGGAGATAGAAATCAAATACGAGCCCAGACCCATAGAGAGCTTTATCATCAAAGATAAGGACGGCAAAGAAATAAATACCCTCAAGGGTGCTGACCTCCTGGGTTTAGGAAGGCTCATTAAGGAGGAATAAATTATGACAGTATCATTGATGGCAAATATTCATAGATGGGTAGGTCTGTCGACCGATACAAAACCAACTTCTGGGCCAGTGGGTTCGACATTTTTTGAAGTGAATACTGGACAGAATTGGATTTGGAATGGCACAGACTGGATTGAAGATTTAACTTTAATTTATGCGTTCACAGAAGCGCTAAGAGAAAGAGGGAGGTAATAAAAAATGCAAGCAGAAGCAAGAGTAGGACAAATTTCTGCAGCAGAGGGAACTGTAAATCCATTAGTGTCTGATAAGTTTGGATGCTTGGCTACTACTGGTGGGAGATATACTGAGGCGGCCCTTGCCGGTCGGTTATTTTCGGTAGCAAATCAGGCGGCAGTTGCGGTGACGGCTGGACTTGCCACTACCTGGACGGGGTTGGGTATTGCGAATATAGCAGCATCCACGAAAAACCTTGTCATCCATGAATTTGGGTGGTCAACGGATGTGGTAAATCCGGCTGAGGGCGTTGTGGGTCTGATGACATCGACTCATATAGGTTTCGCCGCTGCCCTAACAGCAAAAAGCGCCTATGCTGGGACAGGAACTTCAGTAGCCTATTGTGACGACGGTGCGACATTGACTACGGCTCCGGTTTTGGAACGGATTTGTGGATCAACGATGGAAGGAGCAATATCGACCGTTCCACAGTTAAATGTCAACCTTTATCACGTAAATGGTAGCATAATTCTTGCGCCAGGACGTTCGGTTATGACTTATCACAGCATTGGAGGAACAGCATCCATGATGTTCTATTTTTTATGGGAAGAAGTGGCTATATAAGGATGAGGTGGCAGAGGGTAATAATCTGCCACCTATGCCTTTCCATAAGGTGCTGAATGATAATTCTCCATATAACGAAGCTGGAAAAGGGATATTCTCTGAGGGTCGAGCAGCCTGAGGAGAAATACTGGGAATTCTGGACTTTCGAGGAGATGGTTAAGGTGATGAGGGAGGAATTTGGAGAAGGGGATGGTAGGAATGACTGAAAATAAGGGATGTAGTTATGGCAAAGTGACTAGGGAGAGGGTGGATAATTTCATCAAGCTGTTTGAGGACTTCAAGAATAATGACTTTTTCCATCTTGCTAAAGACGTGGAAAAATTGGGGAAAAGACCGAGCTGGATCACGACAGTCATTATGATTATTTTGTCTAATCTCGTGGTGGGATTGACCCTAGCGCAGCTATTGGGGAAATAATGAAGCTATTAACAGTCAATTTTCCTTTATGGATTCCCCCGATGAAGTATTGGGGATATAAACTGGAGAAGCCCTACTGGATGGTTATTCATACATTCCCTGGGGGTTTTATCCAGACTATTCACGGGTTAAATTAAGGAGGCGGTTAAAATTTCGATAATTTCACTTACAGAGGCTCTTAGCTTTCTGGATATAGGGACAGGATATTTTTCAATCACCGCCGAGAATGATGTCCTCAGTATGACATCCGACCAGGGCGGGCCTGTTAATATTGACGTGCCAGATTTAACCTATGAAGGTGACGACCTAGCAACAGCACTCCAGACGGCGATGAACGCTAACGCAACCCTTACAGGTGGAGTCATAACCTTTGCGGTTAGTTATAGTTCTACAACTTACAAATTTACCATAAATTCGGGAAGTGGACACACGATAACCATAGATGTTTCAGCCAGCGACGCTGCCCTAACCTTTGGATTCACTGAAGATCCTACGGCAGCATTATCGATTGTATCAGATACAGCAGCCGCAGATGACCCAACAGCTCCAGTCCAAGTTATACTCGACGGCGTGGACAGCTTCGTAAAAGGCTATTGCGACAGGGACTTCGAGTCAACCAGCTATAAGGAATACTACAACGGTAAAGACACTCAAAACCTGTTCCTCAAACAATATCCTATTATCTCAGTATCAAGGCTATCAATAGGCAGGAATAGCGGTCTAAAGGTGAATAACTCGGCCAGCGCAACCTACGCAACAGTAACAGTAAGCTCGACAGGCGTAGTTCTAAACAAGGACGGGACTACAACGACCTTGTTGTTCGCTGACAATGCTACTTTGACCGATATGGTAACTGCGATAAATGCCGAGAGTGGT